CTTATGAAATGTCTGGCTGTGCAGGAATTTACCCTTCAATGCGACGACGCAATAAACCCCCTCCGGAGGTAGCATTACCTCCATAAACTCCCGTCGTGTCAGCATGGTTATTTCATTTCATGAAAAGAAGATGCGATAGGCGTCTCCTTTAGTTGTCTAATAAAATCCTTGACTCTAACGAGAGTCGGACCGCTTGGCAGAGTTCGACCCGTCATCCAGTTATGTACGGTCGCGCGGGTCACGCTAAACTTATCGGCTATCTCTCTAACTGCAATCCGGTGCCTAACGCACTGCCGTCCAAGCTCAACCCCCAAACCCGTACTGCTTGGGTCATCCCATACCTGCCGTAATTTTTTTGAAAAAGACCTCTTTGCACACATTGTAGTCCCCCAGACTAGGCGCGGCCTGGGCCGCGCCTAGGTATTACCGCTTACTCGTCATCCCATTGATCCAGGATATCCTTAAGATCCTTCTTCGGCGCAGGGGCTTCCGGCTTCTTAGCTTCCCGCTTCTTAGGTTCGTCTGCGACCGAGGCATCTCCCCCTTCTTCCACGGCGGGCCGCGTAGTAGGTGCAGGGAGTTGAGGAGCCGCAACTTTTGCCCCGGCAGCACCAAAAGAAACTACCACTGCGGCTTTCGCCTCATCCGTCTGCCCCCGTGCGGCAGACTGCTGGTACTCACTCTCACTAAGGGGGCGCAACGCTCTGAAGGTTAGCTTCGGAGTAGCGCTCTTGGTATCGAAGCGCATTTCTGTCACTACCGCACCCAAGTTGACGTTGAACCCCGCCAGGAACTGCACGTAAGCATTCAGCGGCAGCTTGCCGTTCTCCCCCTTACCAAAGATCGATGTCGCGGGCAGCGTAAGCTGGAACAAGTCTCCCCCCAAGTCGTTCTCCAATACGAGCGCTACCCGACGAGAGAAACGGCACGCCCTAGACTCCCCCTGCCCGGAGCCTTTGACGTTCTGGGGGCACGTAGCACAACTGCTGCTCTGCGGTGCCCCGATGCTTTTGTCGGGGCGATCCCCGTCGGCAGACCAACACACCGGGGTGATGTTGGGTACACTGGGATCGAACGCTTGGTCGTAATACATCCGGGACGTCTTAGGTGCCGCGTTGACGATCACAACACTCATTGCTCGATCTTCGTTCGTAGCAATTTCTTTACCGTCAGAGATCAGGCGGAACACGCCCCCGCGAATAGAGATGCGCTTTCCACCGCTCCCCGAAAGAAACGACTTGGTTACATCGTCCAGCTTAGTGTTACGCAGGTAGTCCGGGATGCCGTTCTTAAACAACGTGAGATCAGTACTCATATATGCTCCTATTTGCGACGGATTGAAATGTCATACTTACTATCAGCATTAAGACCCGGGGGGACCACGCCAGGGTTGTCCCCCAAAAAGGTCTTCATGTTCGTCTGGTGGATACGCCGCTCCAACAAATCCAAGGCGTCGTATTCTACACAGAATTTATGCAGCGACGGCCAATCTGTCGCCCAGTAACGCGTTTTTACCGTACGAGTCACTGTACCGTGCGCAGTTTTTAGCCCCGTCGCACCCAGAGACTCGCACAACGTAAGCAATTGCTTCTTAACAGCGCTGAGATCTTCGTCGAGCGCTGCCTCGTCGCGCTCGTACTCTTCCCGCAATACCTCCTTCCTCTTACGAATAGCGATATAAACACGCACTAATTTATCCACTGAATCACTATCACTCATGACTCGCTCCTGATTCGTCTAACTCTTCTTTATACAGGTCGATCAGCCGTTGATGGATATCTACTTTCCCTTGCAGCATCTTATACATCTTACGTTCGACAGGGCTTCCTTGTAAATGGACTACAGTGACTTTGTTGACTTGCCCTGCGCGATGTACGCGGGCATTAGCTTGCAAGTATGTCTCAACGCTCATTACCGGACCCCAGTAGACCACAACATTTGCTGCATGCAGCGTGACCCCGTGTGATGCGGCTTGGGGTTGGATGACAAGCACCCGAGGATCCGGGCTAGTTTGGAACTTGTTAAATATCTCCGTACGTTTACTAGGCGAAACTTTACCATTGATGATCTCCGTAGTTATCCCTTTGGACTGTAGCCAACTAGATACAAGATTAAGACTATGCGTGAACGGTGCAAATACCAGAACTTTATGACTTGCTTCGTCTATGACCTCCTTCAACGCCTGTAAGCGATTACTGCAATCGAACTCGATGACTTCTTTATTATCGGAATACACTGCACCACTAGCGACTTGCAACAACTTCGTTAGCATCGCGGCTGCACTAGGGGCAGATATTTCCTCCCCGGCGGCTTGAACCAAATGCTCCTGGATCAGCCACTGATAGTATTTATCTTGCTGCTTGGTGAGGGGTACTTCGCGTGTTGCGTACATCATATCCGGCAGATCCAGGCAGTCTTCCTTGGAAAACCTAATCGCCGGTTGCAGCGCGCGAAACACTATATCAGTTGCATCAGGGCGAGGAACCCATTTGAATCTAGTAAGTTGGGTCATCACCATACTGCGAAATGTCCCATAAAACTGTGGCACCCCGGAGGGGTTAATAATGCGGGCCAGCCCAAAAGCATCACTAGGCTCCTGGGATGCAGGGGTGCCCGTCAGCATCCATACCCATGTATGCGCCCGTATAATCTGGATAAGCTGCTTCCAGCGGGTTGTATGTACGTTCTTGTAGCTATTCGCCTCATCCACAATGATGAGATCAAACCTCCCGTCATCTAGCACAGTGTCTTTAATGATCCCAACACCGTCGTAGTTCACAATAACAAACTCCACATCGCTTGCTACGATTTGCCGTCGAGTGTCGGCCTTAGCGCTATGCGCGATTTCACAGGTGCGGTGCATGGCAAACTTGAAGATGTCTGCCTGCCACGCGGAACCCATGATTGAGACAGGACATATGATGAGCACCCGACGGATTTTGCGCTGCGTCATCAAGTAGTCCGCAGCCCAAATACAACTTGCGGTCTTGCCCGTTCCTTGGGCGTTAAAACAAAATGCGCGTCGATGCAGCGTAAGAAACTCCGCTGTTGTCACTTGATGGGTAAATGGTTTGTGCAATCCAGGCCAATTGTATGTCTTGCGGATAGGGGATGGCACGTTCTTGATCTTCATGTTCTTGAGGATCTGTGCCTCTTCCAACCCCCACCGTACAACCACTTCGTGGGCACCAACCTGCGCGCTTGTCGGGATTACCGTCGTTATTTTAGCCGGGTCGCGCACGCGCAACTGTAGTGCTTTGTTTTCTAGAATCTGCATGACTTATACCGATACTGAACGGAGCGAAGTGCGGGTTTGCACTTCGCTCATGTTTGAACTTCTATTCTATTCTCGACCTGCGATATGCAGGTGTCAACTACTTCTTCGGGATATTGCGCTTGACGGTACGATCTGAATTGCGACTGAAGGAACGATTTTTACTTGGACTACGTAGACGGAGGTTACTCAAACTGTTTGCGCCCCCTTTGGATAGTGGAACGCTATGGTCGACGTCCTTACCGGTTCTATCAATGCCCTTCGCATCTAGGAGACGCCTAGCTGCGGCTCGTTTTGCTCGGGCTGGGTTTTCGCCCCGGGCTTGCTGTTGCTTATATTCTTTTTTGTACGGTCTGGGTTTGTTAACGTAAGGCATTATGGCTCTCGTCCGTTGTGTTTACAGTTCAGTACCGGGCACCATGCGCGGCATGTAAAATTCTGCTGGGGGTTCCATACCTTGTTTTCATAAGCTGCCTCCAACCGCGCGGTTTCCTTCAACCACTTCGCCCATCGTGCCTCGGACTCGTCCCGGGTGTATTCCGCCTTAACTAGCGCGGAATGTACGACGAACAGAAGCGCGGCTTTAATTCGCTGCACTTGTGGGTAGTGCTTAAAAACTGCTAAAGACAAAACCTCCAACTGCTTCGTATCCGCGTATTGGCTCTTTCCGGTTTTGTAATCCAATACCTTCGCGGTATCCCCGTCGACCACTAGCAAATCTGCAATCCCCCGCCACCATGCTTGGGGTGCCCCAAATTTGCACGGCTCAAGATCTTTCGTCAACCCAAGCCGCTGCTCACACATGATATCCCCTGGCAACCCCCGCAATTTATCCAAAGACGCTTGCATATACGATAGCGCGGGAGGGAGAGGGGTTCCGTCACGAACATAGTCCTCTGCGGCTTTGTGCACCTCAAGCCCATATCGAATCTGCGGTGACGGTGGGTCGTAAGCGTCCTTAGCAACCCGCAAGTGGTAATACTTTTTCGGGCACTGTTGAAAAAGACTCAGGCTGCTATAGGACCACTTAACCATTAGCACTCTCCGTAACTTCGCCCCACCCCCGATTCACAATTCAGGGGAAGCCCTGCGGCCCAACTAGGCGTCCATCGCATACACGCTTCGACATATGCACGGGCTTCAACAGCTTCTGCCTCGGGGGCAATACATGCAATCGCGTCATGCACGGTGAGGACTACACGATACCGTTTGGCGATCTTAAGTAGCTGCTCCCCAATAATTACTCGGGCGAGGTGCTGCGTGAGATTTTCCGTGAATTTGCCGCCCCATATACCAGTAATACCAGTACGGGAAGTATACACGATTGTTTCATCGCCGTTTGCCTTTCGGGACCGACGTAGTTCGTGATAGCGCAACGGTATGCCATTGGGTGACACAACCCCGCCTAAAAACCCATTGACCTGCACCACCCCTTCTCGCCCATAAGGCGCGGACTGCCCGTCGATTAGGGCGGCTAGCGCCCGGTCGCCTTGCGCCCAAAGCGCGGGAATTGCCGGATAGGTGTGCCGATAGGTGTCGATAATGTGCCTTGCCTCATCGTACGTCATCTCGACATTTGCCACCTGCATAAATAACTGAAACTTTCTAGCCCCCATACCGTACCCACAACCGAGGACAGTAGACTTTCCTACGAAGCGTTGGGGTCCAGTAATCTCCTCAACGGGCTTATGGTAGATAGCGGACGCCATG